CAGTGCGTGTTGTGCGTTCTGTACAAATCAAAGGGAAGTACTCTATTGTCGAAATGTTAAGAGAAGCTACACCAAACGAAGTGGATAAATGCAAGCTGATATATTGCGGTCATGGATATTGGAAAGACGAATATATTCAACAAAACATTGAGAGGTACATCAAATGAATGATAACTATGATTACATCAAGTTGATTGAGAAGATAAGAACAGAAAAAGATATGGATAAACTAAGCTACCTTATTCATGAACATCATTAGTTTGGTGGGGTTAAAGATGGATGAAGTAGCTGCACTAAATTATTTCATCGCTGAGTAAACAATTAAAGCTGAACACAATGCTAAGTTATTAGATGTTTTTAGGAGGAAAACTATGAAATTAAAAGATTATATCAGGGAAGGGTATAACATTGTAACTACACCAAATCTAGCTTATAAAATCCAAGAAGATTATCCCGATGCTTTAGTGTTTACTGATAGAGCTTTAGATGCCATTCCTATAGGGAAGTTATTAGTAGATCGTTATTATAGCAATAATCCAGCTGTTCTTAGTGCTAAGCCACTTCAAAACGCTTATGCTATTGAACGCTTTACTTGCGAGTTTACTGGTTATGAGATAGTAGTACCAATGACAGGAGAGGCAAGAAGAAAAGTAATGCAACAAATCAAAAAGAGGATTGATGAATTGGCGTTAGATGATGGAAGTAACACGAACCTTCTAGAAATCAAACTAAAAGATACTGACTCAGTACCAGAAGTTTACTATAAAGGTCAACGAATGGATGAGATGCCGATAGGTCTTGTCGATATTACTTATCATTGGCATACGGAAGAATATGAATGCCAAGTACCAAAAGGAGCTAACGACATCACTATTGAATATTATGATTCACATAATAACAAGTACTTAGATAGAAAAATCATCGGACACAAAAGAGATATGTAAATGAAAGAAGCTAGACCTAGAGACGAGATAGACAAACTATACAAGACCAAACGATGGCGAGACCTAAGGCAAGTAGTAATAGCTAGGGACTTCGGCATGTGCCAAGAGTGCAAGCGTCGAGGGCGGAACACAAGGGGCACGATCATCCATCACATAGTCGAGGCGAGGGAAGACCTGTCACTGTTCTGGTCCGTAGATAACCTTGAATGTATCTGTGTAGCTTGTCACAACAGAGAGCATCCAGAGAGATCAGGCGGGAAGAAGAAACCAAAACCTAAATCACATATCGTTAAAATGTATTCAACTCCTGAAAGATAAGTTTGCAGCGAAATGAAGGTAGCCCCCCTACTCTAAAAGATTAAAGAGTAAGGCTTGAGAAGAACGGTGCTGTCCTTCCTTCGTAAAAAGACCGCTTTTCAAGTTTTTTGGAGAAAAAGGAAAAAGCCGACCAATTTAAGCCGGCTTTGGACGAAGCTATTTCTTAGTCCATTTGTTTCCTTTTTGAGAAGTAGGAGGTAATCGGTCGCCTGGATCAATTTTTACTTCTCGTCCGCCTTGGACATTTCCACCACGAGGTCCCACTTCTTTATAGGTTCCTTTTGGTTTATTGTCTTCGCCGGGTTTATAGAGTTCTCCCATAGGAATCCCTCCCTAAAAAATTTCGGCACAGCACTGCCGATAACTTAATTATAAGGATTGTGATAACGATTTCAATCTATCTTTTGAAAGAAGGTGATATTATGCCGCAACCAGCGAAGAGTGCAAAATTACAATTATTAAACGGAAACCCAAATAAGAAGAATACCGAAGAACTCCGCAAGCGAGCGGCTGCAGAAGACAAATTAAAAATGGCTACTGACAAAATCAAACCGCCGTTATGGCTAGATTCGCTAGGAAAGGATACCTTTGAGTTTATCGCTGATGAATTGCTGTCTGTGGATTTAATCAGTAATCCGGACGTCCATACAATGGCTCTCTACTCCAATTGGTATTCGCAATACGTTTCTTTAGAAAAACAGCTTCGAAAACTACAACGAGAGTACAAGTTGAACTATGCGCTTGCGAAAGAGGAGGCAGAGGCGAGAGGAGAGCCGTTTAACGAACCTAATGAATTAATTGGTAACCCGCTCTCTCGACAGATGGACACGGCATCACGGAATCTCCGTTCTTTTGGCAGTGACCTAGGCCTATCGCCTTCTGCTAGAGCTAAATTAGCTATTAAAATGGCTGATGATGGCGGTGATGACGATGACGACTTCTAATATTTTAGAAATGTCCTACACCGAACGTGTGGACTATTGGCAGAACTATTTAGAGGAACAGGCATCGTGGGGAGGCTATCTAAAACAAGCGTATCCAGAGTTGTTAACAACGTGGTATGCGGAACGATTGATAGATGGGAGTATTCCTGCAAGCAAAGAAAATATTCTGGCTGCCAAACGCCACATGAAAGATTTGGACCGGCAAGGAACAGAAGACTTCCCTTGGATTTTCGATGAGGAAAAAGGTCATCGACCAATTCGCTATATTGAGAAAAAATGCAAACCGACAGAAGGCGATTTTGAAGCATTTGTCTTGCAACCCTGGCAACATTTTATCATCGGCTCGATGTATGGATGGATACACAAAGACACCGGCGAGCGTCGTTTTCGTGAGTCCTTGATATTCGTATCTCGGAAAAACGGAAAAACGAGTCTTATAAGTGGACTCTCCACTTACATGGTAGCTTATGATGACGAGCAAGGGGCTAACGTGTATGTATTGGCTAACGCACGAGACCAAGCAAGTTTGTTGTTTGATAAAGCGTCAGAAATGGTTAAACAATCGCCTGCATTGTTCAAAAAATTTGGAAAGCCAAAACGATCGTCCATTAACTATGCGTCGGCGTTTTCCAAAATGGAACCGCGGGCGTCGGATAGCCGAAAGCTTGACGGACTCAATACACACTTTGGTATTTTTGATGAAATCCACGAGTTTACGGATTACAAACTAATCAATGTAATCAAGAAATCACGTGGAACACGAAAACAACCGTTAATCGTGTATATTACGACTGCTGGCTACGTGCTAGACGGTCCCTTAATGTCTTACTACGACCAAGGCGTGGATTGTTTGGAACATCTAGATGACAATCTAGACGAGCGGACGTTTTACTATTTAGCGAAATTAGATAAGCCGGAAGAAGCTGATGACCCACGAATGTGGATTAAAGCCAATCCGAATATCTGCTTAATGAATTTTGTCGGCATGATTGACGATTATATAAAAGACAAAAAGGACCCGAAAGAATACGCCGATTGGATTACGAAACAGTTTAATCTGTTTTCCGATATCGATGAGCTGTCATTTGTCGATATGCCAACGATTAAGAGAAACAATAAAACCATTGACATTGAAACGCTCGAAGGCAAAAAGTGTGTCGGTGGTTTTGACTTGTCCGAAACAGAAGACTTTACCGCAGCTGTTTTAGAATTCCCGCTTGAAACCGGCGAGGTATTCATTTTGCAACATACATGGATCCCGCAAGCTAGATATGATCGAGATAATAACCAGGAGCGTATCAAAGTGTGGGAAAAGGCGGGGGATTTAACGATTATTCCTGGTGATTACGTCAATTATGAATACGTCTTGAACTGGTTTGTGGAAAATTCAAAGATCTACGACATTGTAAAAATCAATTACGACAAGGCTAAAGCACTGCGGCTGAACAAGGAATTAGAAAATGCAGGATTTGAAACTGCCGAGATCCGTCAAGGGTTTCTATCGCTAGGTGGTCCGATGCAAAACTTCAAGGAAATGCTATTGGACGGCAAAGTGATTTTCAACAATTCCAAGCTTTACCGATGGTATCTATCCAACGTCAAGCTGGTGATGGATCGCAACTCAAACTGGATGCCGTCTAAGCAGTCCAAGAGTAGAAAAATAGATGGTTTTGCAGCAAGTTTGAACAGCCACGCCGAAGTGTTGAATATGTTGGTTAATCCTGTCGGAACCGGGAAAGTAACCTATTACTCGATTTCCGATTTAATGAATATGTAAGAAAGGTGTGGAGGAATGAGTATTTTAGATCGTTTGCGTTCTTTTGGCCGAGCGAAGCCGAAAGCGAGCAAACAAGAGTATTTTTTGAATGACCCGGTATTGATACCGCATTTAGTCGGAAAAGATGAAATATCAGAAGGGATTTTTTCCGTAATTAGCCGTGTATCGAACGTTTTTGCGTCTCTCCCTCTCAAAATGATAGATGTGGAGTTTGGCCAACCGGACGACTGTCCTGCATACAACTTGTTGAGCGAAGGCCCTCGATATTTTACAAAGTTTGATTTTTTCCGGGACGTGGAAGTTTTGAGAAACTACCAAGGGAATGCGTATGTGCAGATTTTCCGAAATATCAATGGAGAAGTAGCAGATATGGCGTTAGTAAAACCTGGTGCTTGCCATCCAGTGATTGATATGGATAGCGGGGAGCTTTACTACCAAGTAACTGCGACTGACAAAGGCAGTTACAAGCAAGTTATCTATGTACATTACATGGAAATGCTCCACTTTAAACAACCGAGGTTTGGCGGCTTGGAAGGTGCAGACCCCACAAAAGTATTAACGAATACCCTCGGATATGATCGAGAAGTCCGAAAAATCTCTTTAAGTCAGCTTAAAGGAAGTAATGAAGGGCTAAAAGTTAAGTTTGCTAGCAATATGGATGAAGAAGCTAAAAAAGCTACAGTTAAAAACATTGCTGATTTTTATCGACAAAACGGTGGACTACTTGTGGAAGAAAACGGTGTAGAAATCGAACGTTTACAACGAGAGCTGGTAGACAGCAAGCTTTTAGATACTGATAAAATATCTCGCTCCAGAATCGCGATGGTCTACAACGTGCCGGAACATTTCATCGGGAATAACCAGTCGAGTTACTCTTCACAGGAACAGCTCAATATGGAGTTTTTGACATACAATCTAGTACCGACCGTTAATCAATATGAAGCGGAACTAAATAAGAAAACACTATCGAGAGCTGAAAAAGCTAAGGGTTATCGATACAAGTTTAATATCGCAAGTTTGCTAAGAGCTGATACTCAGCCAAGAGGCCAATTCTATCAAATTATGCGGCGAGGCGGAGCATATTCTGCCAATGATGTTCGAAGATTTGAGGACTTGCAGCCAATAAATAAAACCGGTATGGATGATTACCATATTTCCGGAGACCTATATCCAATCGATATGGATCCAACATTAAGAAAAACAACCTCGTCTAAAAGCGTAGCCGAAAACGGTTAGGCTTTTTTAGTTTGCACCGAAGGGAGGTGGAAGGATGAAAAAAGTGACGTTAAGCGGCGATGTCGTGGATAACGATACCGCGTGGCTTTATGACTGGTTTGGGATCGATTGTATCTCACCAGGGAAAATTTCTGCCGCTCTTACAGAAGCAGCGGGGGATGAAGTAGAACTTGATATCTCATCGAACGGTGGGGATGTCCTAGCGGCAAGCGAAATATATACCGCTATCCGCGCCTATCCAGGGAAGGTATCTGGAAATATTGTGAGCATTGCGGCAAGTGCTGCGAGTGTAATTGCTTGTGCTTGCGAACCGCTTAGAATCTCACCTACGGCACACATCATGATTCATAACGCATGGGTGACCACTAGTGGCAACGCTGAGGAATTAAAAGCCAATGCAGAAATGTTAAGCAGTGTGGATGAATCTATTGTTAATGCTTACGAGATCAAAACAGGACTAGATCGGAAAAAACTTGCTGATTTAATGGCGAAAGATACTTGGTTAAATGCTCAAACAGCAGTAGCGGAAGGTTTTGCGGATGAAATTATGTTTGCAGAAGCACCAGTAACGGTACTCAATGCCTCTCAACCGGTTATTCCAAAAAACGCAGTAACTAAGTTGAAAAATTTAATACTCAAAGCGGAAACACCGCAAAAAGAAACACTCTTACAGAAAAAACTAAAAGCCTTAAATGGAGGGAAAAACGAATGAATTTAGAACAATTAAAAAATGCGTGGGTCGAGGCGGGAAGTAAAGTCTCTGACTTAAATGCACAACTCAATGCAGCATTGGTTGACGATGAAAAAACAGAAGAAGATGTAGTAAGTTTGCAAGCACAAGTAAAAGCAGCACGGGCTAAACGGGACGGATTGAAAGAGCAAGTGGCAAATATGGAAGCCGAACAAGTCTTAAACGTCAAAAAAGAACCATTAGATAAAAAAGATGAAAACTTGAAAAACAAGTTTATCAAAGACTTTAAAGCGATGGTCAATGGTGATCCTGCTATTATGGCTACTTTGACATCTAATACGGATGAATCCGGTAATGCTATCGGATTGACTATTCCGGTTGATGTTCAAACGACTATTCATACTTTGGTTCGTCGGTTTGACTCCTTACAAGAATACGTAAACGTTGAAAAAGTGACCACTACTAGCGGTTCTCGCGTTTATGAAAAATGGTCTGATATTACACCGTTGACTGCTTTGGATACTGAAGACGGTGAAATCCCAGCAAATGACGATCCTGTACTTTACTTAATTAAATACTTGATCAAACGCTATGCAGGTATTTCCACAGTAACTAACAGCTTGCTAAAAGATACCGCCGAAAACATTTTGGCATGGTTGTCTAAATGGATCGCGAAAAAAGTAGTTGTTACTCGCAATACAAAAATCTTGGCAGCTATTGATGGAATCAAAGCGGCACAAAAGAAAGATGTTACAGATGTTGATGGAATTAAAGATATCGTAAACGTCCAACTTGATCCAGCTATCGAAGCTACATCTATGTTTATTACAAACCAAGATGGCTTCAATGTTTTAGATAAAGTGAAACGTGCTGATGGATCTTACTTGTTACAAAAAGACGTAGCTTCTGCAACTGGATATACCTTCTTAGGTAAACCAATCAAGAAAATTGCTTCTCGTTTCTTGCCAAACAAAGGTACGCAAGCTACTCCTAAATATCCACTGTATATTGGTGATCTGAAAGAAGCTGTTACATTGTATGATCGCGAAAACATGAGCTTGCTGACAACGAATATTGGTGGTGGAGCTTTTGAAACAGACACCACTAAAGTACGCGTCATCGATCGCTTCGATGTGCAACTAGTTGATGATGAAGCGGTTGTTTTGGCTACATTTACAACTATTGCGAACGAGACACCGATTGAACCACCAGCGAAAGGTTAAGGAGCTGATTCCTTATGATTCTTGATCCTAAAATGGATTTAGGCGAAATCAAAAACGCACTAAAGATTGATACCGATGATGACGATGTGGAAGTAAGCCGTGCGGCACAAGCTGCAATTGCATACATTAGAGGGGCTATCGGGAATGATAAGCCCTCTTTTTATAAGCAAGAAAATGACACGGTTGATCTGATTAATTTAGCTATTCTGCAATTAGCAGATCATTATTACAACGCTCGATCAGCAACCGTGAGTGGGAACTTGCGAGAGTACGATTTAGGTTTTACAAGCCTAATCTTGCAACTCAAAGCAAGTTATTTGCTTTTTGTGGAGGAGGAGTAGCGTATGCCCCTTATTCAAACAGGAAATTTAAATCAACGCATCAAGTTTGTCCGAGATACGACGGTTAAGGATGAGGACGGGCAAGTTGTCCCGACTTCTACAACCATTCTTACTTGCTGGGCAAGTGTGCAGACACAACGCCTGAACGATATTAAGACGTCCATTGGTACGGTGTTAGAAGGCACACTAACATTCATTATTCGCTATCAGCAAAAAGCGGAACTAGAAAACGACATGAAAGTAAAATGGCGAGGCAAACTTTTTGAAATCATTACGATTACGAAAGGCGAGTTCGCGAAGGACTTTACGACTGTTATTGCAAAAGAGGTCCAAAAATGAGTGTAGAAGTCGATGCAACCGAAGTGTACAAAGCGCTTAGGGAAGTAAAAGCGAACGTTCAACGAGTGGAAAGCCCAGCACTTAGAAAGGCTGGGGAGTACGCTCAAGAAAAGTTACGACAAAACACACCTTACTGGGATGGAACGAAGTCAAACGGTAAACGTGGTTCGTATATGCAAGAACATGCTAAGAACCATGTGGTTACAAGCTCGGTAAAAAACGGATTGATAGAAGTCGGCTATGACAAAGATGTTTCTTGGCGGATGCACTTTATCGAGTTTGGAACAATCAAACAACGTCCAAAAGGTTTCGTACAAAAAACACAAAAGCAAATCGAAAAACAAGTAACACAAATCATTGCTGACGAAGTAAAAAGGAGGCTAGGGCTTTGAAAACGGCAGTATCACAAGTCTATTCAATTCTGAATAGCAATGAAAAAACAAAGAACATTGATTTTTACACCAATAGTGTTCCGGAATCGGCTCAAACAGTACCTAGCCTTCCAGTTGGCAGAATTACAGAGATATCCGGCAACTATGAAGATTTCGCAAGCAATAATCCTTTGACCATTCAATTCAACGTACAAGTAGATGTATGGGTGTCGACCTTAAAAGAGGTTGATGCCTTTTATTTTACTCTCGATGAGGTTATGAGGGGGAATGGTTGGCAATGCGCATACACGGAACAAACAGATGACGAGGACTTGAAAGGTGCAAAGCGGATTATCAAACGATATGTAGCAAATATTTCACTAAACTAAAAGGAGAGAAAATAGATGGCAACAGTAGGATTTGAGAGCGTCATTTTTGGCGTAAAAACAGGTGCAGGCGGTACTCTAAAAGAATTAGTAGCAGATAAGTCTGCAGGCGGTGCGATCGAAGCTAAAATTACTGGATTAGGCGCAACTTCTAACACAACACACGCTTCAAACGTACCGTTCTTCATTGCAAGTAAAGGGGTTTCGTCGCCAAAAATTACGCTTGACGTGGCAGACTTAATGGATAACGGCATTTACAGCGAAATCATTGGCGCTAAAACTGTGGATGGTGTAAATGTAATTGGTTCAGAAACTGCAGCGCCTTACGTGTCGGTAGTCATGGTTACAGCGAACAAAGAAGGAAAACGCTTATTCATGGGATTGGCAAAAGGAAAATTCAGTCATCCAGATATCGACATGAAAACAGCTGAAGACAAAGGGGTAGAATTGCAAACCGATTCTATCGAAGGGGAATTCATTTCTGATGAACGTGGCTATGTATACTTAACAGCCGTAGAATCAGAAGATATGACCTTACAAAAATTCAAGGACTTGGTAAATAACAAACAGTTAGCACAGCAGGCGTAGTGACAGCTGCAAAAGCAGGAACAGCCGATATCACGGTAACTACAAAATCAGGAAACAAAACAGCAAAATGCACAGTTACAGTAACTGAAGCACCACAAGGTTAGCCATTTTTGGCTAGCCTTATTTTTTTGTAAAAACAAGGAGGAAAACAAATGATTGAATTGCAATTGAAACTTGACGGAAAGAAAAAAACATTCAAACAACAAGATATTTCAGCACGTGCAATGCGTGAGTGTATCAAATTTTACGAGAAAGCGGAAAAAGCAGACCTAACTGATTTAGAAGCAATTGATTCAATGATTGCAATTACAGCAGATATTTTCCAAGATCCAGCAGTTACATTTGATGCTATTTTAGACGGTTTGACTGCGAGCGAGTTAGTACCGGCATTAGAAAGTGTTTTTGAACAAATCAATGAACTGGGAAACAATGAAAAAAAGCAGACGGCGAGCAAAAAGAAATAAGTTTTTCTGAAGCTAGGAAAGCAATGGATCAAATCTACAAAGATTTAATCGAAGCAGGTTGGACGATGAGAGATGTGGACGAAGCCGACTATCATTATTTGTTACACCTTTTTGGAGAAGTGGAGAGTGGCGAAGAATATGTAGATGGTGCTGATTTCATCAAACAATTTTTATCGGCTGAAGACTTGGTAAAACTTGAGGAAGGAGGTAAATAATGGCAGGAAAAGGACAACCGGCAGGAAATATCAAGCTAGGGATTAGTTTAGATAGCACTAATTTTGGTAACACGCTGGACGAAATCAATGCGAAAGTCAAACAAGCTGAGTCGAATATGCGTGCCAATCTAAAGGCTTATGATTCAGCAGGACGTTCATACGAAGCACTTAGTCAAAAGACGAAAGACTTGTCTACGGTTATGGAAGGGCAAAATGCCAAAGTAAGAGAATTAACAAAGCGCCGTGATGAAGCGATTGGCAAGTATGGCGAGGAATCGAAACAAGTTGCTAACCTTAACACACAGATAAACAATGCTACCGCAAAATATAATGCTTACAGTCGCCAGTTGAACGACACAAAAAAAGAATTGGTGTATTCCAAAACAGCCGTCAATGATTTATCTGGTGAAATCAAAGAAAATGAACGGCAAATGAACGCCGAAGTCAAAGCGTTGAAAGCCGCTGGTGATGAATCTGGTGCGTTTGAAGCAAAACAAAAAGGGCTTGCCAAACAAACGGAATTATCCGAGAAAGCTATCGAAGAACAGCGCAAAGTTGTGAAACTGATGGCTGATGAGTTTGGCGATTCAGCAAATGAAACCGAAGATGCAAAAAGGGCACTAGAAAAGTTAGAACGACAAAGCCAAATATCTAGCAGGCAATTAGAAGCACTCAAAAGCTCCAGCGATCAATCAGGAAAAAAAATAGAAGATTTTGGCGACAAATCCACAAGGTCAGCTAGGAAACTGGACGGACTAAAAGACAAATTAGGCTCGCTAAAAAGCGCATTTTCGTTTGGTGCAGTTGCTGGATTAGCGCATAACGCTATTAGCAGTGTAGTAAGTGGCGTGCAAGGCTTGGTTGGCGAAGCAGTAAACGCATCGGATTCATTGATGAAGTTTTCCAAAACCATGGAGTTTGCTAACTTTGGGAAGTCACAGATAGAAAGCTCGAAAAAAGAAATGAAAGACTACGCCGATAAGACGGTTTATGGTTTAGAAGAAATTCTGAACACAACCGCACAATTGGCATCTAATGGGATTCCTAACTATACAGAACTAACCAAGGCGGCAGGCAACTTGAATGCGGTAGCAGGTGGATCAGAGGAAACTTTTAAGTCAGTAGCTATGATGTTAACACAAACCGCTGGAGCTGGTAAATTAACTACTGAAAACTGGAATCAATTAGCAGATGCGATACCGGGTGCTTCAGGACTGTTACAAGATGCTATGTTGAAAAACGGAGCTTATACAGGAAACTTCCGAGATGCAATGGCGCAAGGTCAAATCACTTCCGACGAGTTCAACCAAGCAATTGTACAGTTAGGTATGAATGACGGAGCAGTTAAGGCAGCCACTTCCACAGACACATTGAGCGGTTCTTGGGAGCAGATGAAATCCACTGTAATAAATGGGCTACAAAGTATTATAGAAAAAATAGGCGTTGAAAATATCACTGGGTTCATTGATAAAGTTACTAAAAAAATAGAGGAAGCAATTCCAAAAATAGAAAACATTGTGGATGATATAAAAGACTTTGTTCAATGGATATCTGATAATCGAGAACCATTAACATGGTTGGCAGGAGCTATTACTGGAATTGTTGTAGCTATCAAAGGTTTATCAGCAGTATCTGCTATATTCGGTGCGCTATCATTAGCAACAGGGGGAATCGTTATAGTCCTTGGCGCATTAATAGGCGCTTTGGTAGTAGCTTATACAAAATCCGAAACGTTTAGAAATATAGTCAATAAAGCATTTCAGACAGTGTGGAGTATCGTTAAACCAATTATAGATAGACTAGTACAAGGGTTTAAAGATTGGTGGACAGTAATGTCATGGCTTTGGGGTAAAATCTCAGGGTGGGCGGTCAACGTGTGGAACAAATTTGGAGAAATAAAAACTAATGTATCACGAGCAGTGACAGAAACATGGACAGGAATCAAGAAGTCATTTAGTGGTGGTATTGATACTGTTGTGAACTGGATGAAAGACTTACCTAACAACATAGCTAGAGCAGTATTAAATGGTAAAAATGCAATTACAAATGCATTTAAATCTGTCTTCAACGCAGCACTTAAAGCAATAGGCAAACCAGTTAACGCAATCATCCATGGAGCTTCATGGGTACTAGAAAAACTGGGTGCTGACAAACTCAAAGAATGGAAAGTACCACAATACGCAAAAGGAACGCCAAACGGAGGACATCCGGGTGGCCCAATGATGGTAAATGACGGTAGAGGTGCTGAAGCGGTAATCACGCCTAGCGGGCAAGCGTTTATCCCACGAGGGCGAAATGTAGTATTGAATGCACCAAAAGGCACACACGTTCTAACAGCTGAAGAAACAGCTTATATGACTGGAAACAAAGCACCAAGATATAGATACGCCAAAGGTACAGGCTTTTTCGGAAATCTATGGAACAACGTCAAAGGATTTGCTGGAGATGTTGGAAACAAGCTGAAAGATGTAGTCGGCGATGTATGGGATTTTGTAACAGATCCAGGGGCATTAGCTAGGAAAGTATTAAATGGTCTTGGCGTACTGGAAGGGCTTGTCAAATATCCTTTAGATGTTGGTAAAGGTATTCTAAGCAAGGCTACCGAAGCATTGACGAACAAAATCACAGAACTATTCAGCAGCGGCAGCTTAGATACTTCAATGGGCATGCAAGGCGTTTACAAATACTTGGCGGACGTTGCAGTTGCAGTAATGAAGAAATTCCCGGGCTTTCAAGTAACCTCAGGTTATCGAGAGGGCGATCCATACTCACACGGAAAGCACAATGCAATTGATATTGCGCTACCGGGAGTCGTGAATGGTTCCCCTAGATACACAGAAGCAGCCAATTACGCATTTGAGAAGTTTGCAAACAAAATCGGCTATGTTATCACAAATGGTAAGGTTCGTGACCGTTCAGGACAATCAGGTACAGGTGTGCATGATGATTGGCGGACATGGCCTGATGGCGACCACTACGACCACGTGCATTTGAACGGTGTTAGAGATCCGCAGGGCGGACTTGTTAGCGGTGGCGATAGCGTTGGTGGGAGTGGCGTAGAACGCTGGCGGCCATACGTAAAACGTGCTTTGAAAATGAATAACTTACCAACCTCATCCGCTTATGTTGATGCGTGGATGCGACAAATCCAAACAGAATCAGGTGGCAATCCGCTTGCCATTGGTGGAAATGACGGCTTAGCAGACGGTAATGCTACTGGATTGCTCCAAACAAAACCGGGAACATTTGCTGCGAATGCTTTTTCAGGATACGGCAATATAATGAGCGGTTTCGATAATATCTTAGCAGCTATCAACTACGCTAAAAAACGCTATGGTTCGGGAATGTTAGGGGTGATTGGGCGTGGACATGGTTACGCAAACGGCGGAATTGTAAACCAACATCAAATTGCGGAAATCGCAGAAGGAAACAAGCCAGAAATTATTATTCCGTTAGATAAGGCTAAACGATCAAGAGCGATGCAGTTGCTTGCGATTGCTCAAGATAAGTTAGGAGTAAAACCAAAAAGCGCAAATAATAGTAGCGATTCGAGCGGAACGTTAGAAACATTAGTTTCACTGATGATTCAGCAGAATAACTTGCTATCTAAACTTTTAGCAAAAGACACAAGTGTCAAACTTGATGGTAAAGCAATTGCAGACAATACAAATGGATACTTAGGTAACCAGTTGAAACGTTCGCTATATACAACAGGTTAGGAGGGATAAAGTGAATGGTTATTTAATCGATTTTCGCTTCATAAAAAATCAAGAGATAGTATCTCTAAAAGAAAAATTGGGCATAGAGTGTATTTCTTTCGCACGAAAAGCACCACAACTAAACGTAGAATACCAAGAATTTTCAGGGTCAAACGGTTCGAGAGAAGTCGAAAAAAGTTTCAAATCGTTCACTATCGAAGTGGAATTTTATGCTGAATTCAAAAATATGTATGACTATCAACTAAAAGAAACTGAATTATATGCGTTTTTATTCGATGACGAAGGATATTATGTTTTTACAGATAGAGAACCGGGCAAAAAATACTTTGTCCGTCCTAACTCAGTAGAAGTGAATGAAGTTGGTCTAAGATATGCAACTTACAAGGCGACTTTCACTGTTTTTAGAGGTTGTTCCGAATCGATGGCTTCCACGTTATCGGATTTTTCACTGTCTAATGAATGGCAATTTTCACAAGGTATAGTTGCGGAAGATTATAAGTATACGCACCGAACCAGTAATTTTATCATTTATAATGCTGGCGATTTTGCTATTGATCCACGTGAACATGCTCTAAAAATCACTTTGGAAGGTGAATCAGAAGGCAACGTGACTATTTTCAACAAAACGACAGGGGAACGATTCATCTACTATCCGGAGTTTTCTACGTCGCTAGGCCAAACTTTGACTTTAGACCGTGTTTATCCGAAATTGAACGGTGTAAATTGCGGAATTGACACGAATTTAGGTTTGATAACGTTAGCGGTTGGGACGAATGAAATTGAAATACAAAATGTTACTAGAGTGGAGTCAAAATGGGACTTCATTTTTTTGTATAAGTAGGTGGGAATTTGAAAGATATTTTTATCCAAGACTACGAGAAAACAAAAAAAGAAATATTGACTGAATACGATAAAAGTACATTTACTGAAAATTGGCAAGAGAACGAAACGTGGGAAATTTCGTTCACTATTGTCAAAACAAAATTCAATGAATTGGCTTTTGATTTAGTCGATTATGAAAATTCAGTATTTTTCAATGGACAAGAGTTTATCGTAAAACAAATGGGCGTTTCTGCCGAAGGGGCAGCAATCACAAAAACAGTTACAGCCACGCACATTTACTACACCATGCAAGATGGCTTTCAGTACGACACAATCACAGGAACACGCTCTATCAACCAACTGCTAGCGCATGTTTTCAAACCTGATAACCGTGGATTTACATGGAATGTTGTAGATCCGAACAAGAAGTTTTTGCCAGTTGAACAAGAAAACTTCGGGAATGGGAACTATTTGAAACTGGTTGAAGAAATTTTGAAAGACTATGATGCGATAGTGATTCCGGACAACAAAAACCTTACTTTCTTCCCTCGTTCAGAATATGGTAAAAAAACCGAAGAACAAATACGCTACAAATACAATACCGATTCCGTGAAATTTGATATTGATACTTTGAATTTGAAAACACAGATAAAAGGATATGGCAAGAAAAAAGAAGACGACACTTACTACTTCACGCCAATCACATATACAAGTAAGCAGTCGGAAAAATGGGGTATACGTGTTCAAAATCCAGTTAGTGATGATCGTTACACCGTATCAGGAAACATGCTCGAGCGGTTAAAGACAGACTTGCAAGACTATCCAACAATCACTGGCACAGTTACTATGAAATGGCGTGTAGAGCCTAATAAGGGCGATTACGTGGCGTTTGTCTATGAGCCGTTAGGTGTCAATACCTATATTCAAGTAGTAGGAATCAAGACGTATCCAGCGATACCAAATAAGCCACCAGAAATCACATTGAGCAACACAAAGAAAACAATGACTGCAATTCTCGCTAATCTAACGAAAAAAGGAGTGATTTAGTTGGAATTAGAAAAATTGAAGAATAACCGAATTTCCAACGAGTGGAAACAAACATTCAATGACAATGTGGACTACTTAGAAAATTTGGAAAAAAATTTAGACGAGCAGCACAAATCAACGAATAGTCGTATTGATAATCTCGTGCTTCATTCAGGAGGTGATTCTCCTAACGAAGTAGTGGATGCACATGTAAATAATAAGGGAGAAACCTTTCCTACTTTACACGGCAGATTGGTAGAACACGAAACCCTGACAGATGAACAAATTAGTGAACTGAATACAAACATGGATAGTCAAAAAGAGCAAATTCAACAATTGAACAAGGCTGTCCAACAAATTATCGGCGGATATAGTGAACCAATTAATATCTATGTTTCAAAAGATGGTAGTGATAAAATCGGCGAAGGTACAGAAGAAAAGCCATATGCTACTATTCAAACAGCTGTGAATACCATTCCGTTGATAACTGCTTCTCCGATCACTATTTGGATTGATGATGGTGCTTATTTGGAAGACGTGGTAATTAATGGGCTGTCTTATCGTTCCTTAATGATTAAACCAATAAATGATATAAGTAGTATAAACCCCTTAACTTCGGATTTGCCAGTAAGAGTAAGGAGTTTAGCGACAACCGCGTGTGTAGGTTACACGCAGATTTCTGGTATCCAAATAGTTGATACTGTAAACGCTCCGATAGATCCAAGTGGTAACCGCTACGGAATCATGAACGAGCAATCTGGCTATATGGCGATAAATAAATGTAAATTTTCTGAGAATACAAAATCTTTGGGATACAATGCCATTTATGTTGGTGGCGTATCGAAATTAAACATGTATGGTAATACTACATTTATTAATCAAGATGTCGCTTTGCGTGTAAGGCTTATGTCAGAAGCATTAGCAGGTCTAAATGGTTCAGGAAATAACATCGGTATTAAATGTGAAGATGCTACGGTTAGAGGTACGGCTTCCACAGTATTTGCAACTACACCAACAAGCATCAGTGGCAATGGGCTAATTATTTCCAAAGGGCAGGTGTTAAGCTGATGGTTTATAAAATGAATGAATCGATCATTGTGATCCAAGCAGAAGCAATCAATCCGATTCAGACAAATGTTGTTTTTTGGTCGCATGATCGAGGAACAGCTAAGCTTCGAATGAAGTTAGTTCGGAAAAACGGCATCCCTCAAAGCTTACCCGAAGGAACTACGGTTCCTATTCGTCTGATATTTAAGTCTGCAACGGCAGAAGGGGGTTATGGAAAACATGACTATCTTGCCACCATTGAAGATCGTGTGAATGGCATTGTTTCTATCGTATTAGAAGATAATATTTTAGGATACGTCGGTAAAGTAGAAGGTAGCGTATATATTGATTTTCCAGACGACCGCTCGTTAGATACAGCTGGTCGTTTTACTTTTGACATCAAACGCAGTCCAATCGATGATAGTACGCCAGAACTAGAAGATTATTATTTCAATGGCTTCAGTCAGACAATCGATAAAATCGAAAAAATTCTAGCTGATGGGAAGCAAGAGATTGAACAGAAAATTGCGGAATCCGAAACGCAGATTGATGCGAAAGTAAAAGACGCAAATAACAAAATCGATGAGTTTGCTGATAAGATGAATAGTCAATGGGACAACTGGAATAAGTTCGTGCAAGATTCTAAAGATGTACTAGAAAACATCGATCCTAATGGAGCATTGCTTACAAAATTAAATGAAACCAACAAAAATCTAGATCAGCGTGGTATTAATGTTTTGACTCTTGGTTTGAAAAATGATGGGATCACAGATAATTATGATAAATTAACGGAAATAGCATCTACTTTGCCCAGTGGTTCAAAATTGTTTTTTCCTGCTGGCAAATATGTGCTTTCAAATAATTTCCCTTTCAGAAAACAAATTCATATAGAAGGCATCAAACCTAAATATGAAAATGGAGATTTAGTTGATGGAACTGTATTTACTGGCGGTGGTGTCTATTTCAGAGCGGGATCAAGTGGTTCGACTGTGAAAAACGTTGGTGTCATAAACAAAAACAAACCAAACGGTTTTGATATTCGAGAAGAAATTAGTAATATTACCATAGATAACTGTATCACGATAGCACGTGACCACGGTTTTTTAATTGAATCATATACTGGACTAGTTAAAGATACTACAGTATCAAATTGCCAGACACATGATGGAATACATGGTTTTATATCAAAAGCTCAAAATACTAATTTTATTAACTGTCAAGCTAACAAACATTCTAGCTGGGGATTCGGAGCAATAGCTGACAATATACCTGCGTCTGATAGAAAAGGAGAAGCAATAAACAATAAAATTTCAGATTGTCGAGCAATAGAATGTGGTGTAGGCTTCAGTCAATATAAACGTGACTATTTTAGTAACGTTGGTGACTTAAGCTGTGTCGGGAATCAATTTTCAAATTGTTCTGCAATAGACTGTACAGTTCCGCTAAGTTTAGGTGATGCAGTTGGAGATACTGGGGGAGGTAAATATACCAGTTTTCCGGTAGCTGACACTACAATTGTTAATTTCAATGAAACGGGATCAGCAAGTCCAGCTAGAGCGTATCAAACAATCAATCTAAATATTTCTGGCATTAGCTTATCACAGAATATGACTCTCCGAAGAGATGCAAATAATGTTGACGTCGCAATTAGCTCTGTGACTGGTGGGAAAGCAGGGCAACTATTTGATATACAAGAATTAGAAAGAGGATCAGTTCCCTCGCTTAAATTCGGAAGATATTTTCGAACTAATAATTCTGAAAAAATGATAATTGCTGATTTCAAAGATGGTAAAGACGGCGAGACTTATGAAATTAATTTATGGGATGACAACACAACTATTAAAGGTTCTTCTACGGTATTTTTATTAGGGCCTTCAATAGCTGGTCGAGGTAGCTCGATTCGTTTTAAATACCAGGATGGCGTATACTTTGAAATTTCTCGTGGAATGCCTATGACTAGATTCTTAAATCTAAATTATCAAAATGCTTCTAATTTAGATATTTCAAATTATAATTTCATTGATATTTATGGTTCCGGTACAATGACGAATAAAATAAAAATATTATCACCGGAACGTTCTACTGCTGTTATCACTGTTTTAGTGCGTTCATCCTCTGGCACATTTAATTTTGGTGGTTTTGATGAAACACAATTTGTGGTTCCAGATGATTTATCCAAAACAGTTTCATTTGGAACTGGCTTGATTACTCAATGGGCTTGGATGGCTGCGGTAGGGAAATACGTATTAGTAAGTAAAAATAACACAAAATACTCATAGCAGAATATTTACACGTATGATATATTATTTTTATAAGACTTTTACGAGGTGTAATATGAAGAAGAAAACGGGATATATGGCAGTTGTCGTGGTTGCTTTAATTAGCTTTTTAATTATTTCAGCTGGGTTTATTAAAACAAAAGTAGAACAAAATAATTTAGAAGCTAAAGTTGGTAAAAACAAAACGCTAACGTCAACTAATGGAACGGATAATCTAAAACAAGATCGTGGTAAAATTGTATATTCTCCGATGGGAGATTCTCTTACAGAAGGATACTTTGCAACTTCATCGGATAAGCGATTTGTAGAAGTATATGCAAAAATGCTAGAGGATAAGTTAGGTTATCAAGTAGATGTACAGGGAGTAGCCGGTTATGGCGGGACTAGTATAAATGGAATCAACGGTCTAGAAGAAATAAAATCTCAAAATCCCGATTTGATTACGATTGAATTTGGGACTAATGATGCAGATCCAGCAAATGGTTCTGACATCGAAACATTTAAAGCAAACTTAGACACGATGATTCAAACAGTGTCGACCATTGGAAATAAGAAACCAAAAATTATTTTAGTTACGACTTGGAATCAGGGAGACAAAGCTATTCCGTTTGATAAAGCTATCAAAGAAGCGGGTAAAAAATATGATTTACCAGTAGCTGACATTTCAAATATTTGGAAAGACAGTTCTACCAAAGGGCCAGAAGGTGTACAAACATTTAAAGGCTTAAGTGACAATTGGCATCCAAATGACGAAGGAATGCAAAGGATAGCTGAGAAAATATACGATGTATCTGAAAACACATTAAAATAAAATGCAAAGCGTACTCAAACGAGTGCGCTTTTTATTTTGCAATGAAAGGAGGCTAGTTGGTTGAAAGACGAAGCAATACAAGACGTGGTAGAACGCTTAGTGCGTATTGAAACGAAACTGGATAATTACGAATCATTACGCGAAAAAGCGGAAAGTGCAAAAGATAGAGCGGATCAGGCATACTCTATTGCGCTTAATAATGCGGAAGATATCAAAGAAATGAAAGCCAATAATAAATGGTCGTGGGGTTACATGATTGGTTTAGGCATTACGATCATTGGCTATTTCTTGACTAAATTGTAAAGGAGGTGAGAAGAAATGATTTTACCCGATAAGTATTATCAAGTCATTAAATGGACAGTTTTAACAGTATTGCCAGCTGCATCTGCTTTAGTAGCCATGTTAGGAAAAGCATATGGATGGAATGGAACAGATATGACAGTACTTACTATCAATGCAGTAGCAACATTTTTAGGTGTTATCACTGGTGTGTCGGCTTATAATTTGAAAAAATAGGAGGAAACAAATGAAAAAGAAAATTACTATTACTGCGATGAGCCTATTAACGGCTCTTTTTTTATTGCCAATTAATGGGTTTGCCTATACGATTAACAATGAATTTAATTTGGACCCAAACGAAGGTAGCTCACAAGTAGCAAATAACCAATATATTCTATTGCATGAAACAGCAAACGAAACTGCGACAGGACGAAATGAAGCGCAGTATATGCAACGTTCATGGACTAGTGCTTACACTGCTTACATTGTGGGAGACGGCGGAATTGTTTATCAAGTCGGTCAACCTGGTTATGTGCAGTATGGTGCTGGTTCGTATGCTAATGCCAATAGTCCTGTGCAAATCGAATTACAACACACACATGATAAAGCAACGTTTGAAAAAAACTACAAGGCATATGTTGAATTGGCTAGAGATTCAGCAATAAAATATGGTATTCCATTAACATTGGACACGCCTTATAACCAACCAGGAATCAAATCGCATTTATGGGTAACACAAAATATTTGGGGCGATCATACAGATCCTTACGGTTATCTTTCTGAAATGGGCGTAAGTAAAGAAAAATTAGCATATGATTTAGCTCATGGATTTACCGATGAAAATCCGACAACTTCAGATGATAAACCAGTCATTGATCCAACTAGAGCAGGTGCAGCAAATCCTACGCTGACAGATGGAACAAATTACGCCCATATTGATCAGTTTGGAGAAATCGAAAACGCAAACTTGCATGTAGCTGGATGGCACATTGCTAACTATAAATACGAGTATATCTTCATTATGGATTACAATACTGGGAAAGAATTAGCTCGAGTAAGAGCTGATGGAATTTATAGACCAGATGTAAACCAAGCTTATAATACTTCTGGAAATGTTGGTTATCATGTATCGTTCAACATGCGTAATTTCCCTAATAAGAAAGTCTATGTCATGATGCGTGCAACGAATGATCCAGAAGGGAACACGCAAGGCGGAGCGCAAGATTTCCATGATAAACGCTGGTATTTAAATATTCCACAACGATAAAAAAATAGCCCCTCGTTGAGGGGCGGTACATAACGATATTGACTATTATCAGTTGTCTTTTTACGCTTTGTGACAACTTGTATTGGTTATAGTAGATAAATTCTAAAGCTATCGTAAGAGAATGTTTTTAGTTCCTATAAACTCTAAACTTAGAATTTTAGCTCTTTTAGATTGCTGGAAGTCTTGGGCTATAATTTTTTTCTTAACGTAAAAGGTTACCGGGACATATATAGCGGGGGATATTTCTCTTAAACCAAGGGTCAATATTTTATTTTTGTAAGGATGATTAAATGCGATATCTAATTTCATAGAAGAACCGTTTCTATCAGCTTCAGAAACATAAATAACGGATCCGTTATAATCTTCTAGGAATATATCTAAAATGAAATCAAACAGAGTAATTCTATCTTTGATAGAGCCAAACATTTTATGTCGCTGAATTTTTTCATATGTAATTGAAGAAGAAGCCAGTTTACTGCAAAGAGATTTAGGAGGTTCATTATATATTTTGTGTAGTCCAAGCAAATGTGGAAGTTGAAGAATATCAAATTTTATGTAAAAGCAATCTAGAGGGGTGAATGGGGTTGTTAAAATTGCCGTTTTGCCATCAAGATTTGTTAGATATTGATTATAAGTTTTTTTTAAATCTTTAGGCATAGAAGGCGCTCCTCTGTTTAGTTTTTAACAAAAAAAAAGAGAGTGCAAAGTATGGATACCGTCCCATACAGACCAACGCTAGGCTAACCCGCCTGCGGGGGAACGTGAGTGCACTCTTCTCACTTTGATTGATATGATTATTATCAATCTAGAGCTAACTGAAAGATGAGGTGATAGATCTATCCTCATAATTAATATAACATTTACGTAAAATTTATGCAAGCGTAAAATATAAAAAACAATAAGATGAAAAATTAAGAAAACTTAATATATACGATTTAATATAACTATTTGTACGTGTGGCACATTATTTCGATGCAGTATAATTACAAATTATAAGTGATAAAATAACGTTTTTTTTGAATATCGTAATTCTTGCTAATAAAAAACCATTGATCTCGGAAATCAATGGCAAGGTTATAGATTCTAGACACTAGAATTCAAGACTAATCTAGGGATTGAACAGATTGGATATCCGCGCAAGTGCTTGTAGGCCATGTTGACAGCATGGTCTTTTTTTGCTTACAATGTCATTCTATACTATGTAAAAAAAGCGTCAATAATTTTTTACTATAAAGCTAAGCAAATGAATGTTAAATATACTCTATTTTTTCTTTTAAAGTTATGCAATAATAAATATGCCATCACAACAAAGAACGAAACCCATTATTATCTAGTCTATGTCCATTCTTTTTGTTTGCAGGAGTTGTGGTGGCATTCCGTACCTTTAGCTCAGTTGGTTAGAGCAGACGGCTCATAAACAAATGAGTGGCATTTTTATGTATCCTTTTATGGATTAATGAAAGGATGTTTCACATAGTTATACTTC